GCCCATGCACAAGGATCTGACGCTGCCGGAGAGCGAACTGCTGAAATACTACACGTTAGCGTAATAATCTACAAGGAGGAGGAAAGAGGAAATGAGCCAATTGGGAAATATGGATGTGCGGGATATACCGGGGCAAATGGGTGAAATTATGACGAACGTGATAGGCTCGGCATTTAATTACAAAGCGGCTCCATCGCCGACTGCGAGGGCGGCGGCATATGCATGGATAAGCGCCGCCGAGGCTATATGCGGCATTAAAGTTGAGGATTATATAGACATGCTGATAGCAGAGGCGAAAGCGGCAATAAAGGACGTAAAAGAAAAAACAGTCAAGGAAATGGAGGCATAAAAAATGAGGACATGTCCAGACTGCGGGGCGAACCTTGACAGCGGAGAGCGCTGCGACTGCGAGCGCGAGAGCGACAGGGAGAAGCTTGACAGGGCGTGCGGGCTGATAACGGAAGCCATATCCACCATGCGCATGGCTGACGGGCTGCTGAGGGAGTGCGGGATTGTACCCTGCGCGACCCTCGACTATGACTACGATATCACGAACACAGTGTACGGGCAGCACATTCAGCTCCTATCGGGCAGGAAAGCCTTTGAGCGCATCACTGGGGAGAAGTGGGAGGAAGAGCAAGAGCCGGTGGGCGAGAAGTGGAAGCGGGCAGCGACCATATACCGTGGAGTAAAGATCACAGAGCTACAATGGGAGGGCGAGAGCGGTGGACTTTGAAAAGATGCTGCGGGAGATGATACAGCAAGCCGTGGACGAGCGTATAAACGATGCCGCGGCGGTAGAGGACCGCATGGTGCGGGCGCACGGGGAGTACGTCCCCACCACACAGGCCGCTGAACTGCTTAATGTCAGCCCCGTCACCGTGCGGCGGATGCTGGCCGATGGGCGGCTTACGGGCACAGGCGGGGAAAAGCCGCTGGTGATGGTGCGGAGCATGGCGCACATGGCAGAGACGGGTAAGACGCGCAAGCAAAAGTACCCCGATTTTGCCATTATAGGGCGGTAAGCTATGGCGAAGCTGACAAGAGCTGAATTTATCGCCCGCGCCGTGGCGGACAGAAGGAAGGACAAACTGCGCGGGCAGAAGGAAGCGTATTGGGTGCGGTCAGCACACATAGACGCAGAAAGGCGTAAGAAAAGATGAACGTATGGTATATCGCATTATGGGTGTACATGCTGGCGGGCGAGGCCGTACTGCTGGCGATTGCTTTTAACATCTGCCGCAAGCAAGTTAAAAAAGCCCCGCAATCGGGGGAAAAGCGCACCCACAAGGCGTAAAAGCAAGTTAGTCGCAAGTTAGTCGCAAAGCAAGGAGGACAAAATGGAAGCAAAGAAAAGGCCCACCGAGGGAGTTAACATCAGCGAGCCAGATAAAGCAGCAGCCGAAGCTGCTACACAGAGTATATCATACCGACTGCCCTACGGTCAAGCCGTGCCATTTGTGGCCTATGAAAAAGTTGCGGGCGGAGCGAAGGGCCTGGTTAGAATCGGGCAGGAGGTTTGCCCGAAGTTTGACAAGAGCAATTACTCAAAGGCCAAGAAGCCGGACGAGACGGGCGTGACGCTGTATAAACCCGTCATCAAGGCATGGCAAGGCGCATACCCCGAAATAGCCGCCAAACAGCCCCGTAGACACGAGGCAGCGGACAGGCCGCACAAAATCACGCTAAGGGTATCAAAAGACCTGTACAGGCAGTTGCAACAAGCCCAGCAGGGGCGCACGATGCAGAACACAATCGTGGAAATGATTATGGATTGCGTGATGAACCCCGGCAAAACGCGGACAGAGCTTTGGGCGGAGAATGCGGTATTAAAAGCGGAAATAATTTCGTTGAAGTTGAGATTGCATGATGATGAAGAAGATTAAAACTGCCAATATGTCCCGCGAGGACTGGCTCAATCTGCGTCGGCACAGCATAGGCGGCTCCGATGCGGCCGCAATAGTGGGGCTTAACGAATACGCCTCCCCCTTCTCCGTGTGGGCGGATAAGCGCGGGCTGACGGAGGACAAGCCCGACAATGAGGCCATGCGGCAGGGGCGCGACCTTGAGGATTATGTGGCGCAGCGGTTTTGCGCTGAGACTGGCAAGCGCGTTAAGAGGTGCAACTACACGCTGTATAACACGCTGTATCCGTTTGCCCATGCCAACATTGACCGCAGCATTGTGGGCGAAAACGCAGGGCTTGAGTGCAAAACAACATCCGCCCTTAACACTCGCAAGTTCAAAAACGGCGATTTCCCCGCGAACTACTATGTGCAATGTATGCACTACATGGCGGTAACAGGTTGCGATAAATGGTATTTAGCCGTACTTGTCCTTAACAAGGCGTTCATGGTCTTCGAAATAGCGCGGGACGAAGGCGAAATAGCCGCCCTGATGGAAGCCGAAAGGGACTTCTGGGCGCACGTTGAAGCCGGAGTGCCGCCCACGCCGGACGGTAGCAAGGCCACGACCGACACCCTGACCGCGCTATATGACGCGCCGCAGCCCGATGAAATAAGCCTGAGCGACTGTATGCAGAACTTTTATGAGCTGAACGCGATACAAGACCAGCTCAAAACGCTGGAGGGCCGTAAGGCCGAGCTGCAAAACATCATCAAGGCGCGTATGGGCAACGCCGAGCGCGGGGTTTGCGGAGATTTTACCGTGTCGTGGCGACCGCAGCAGCGCACCAGCTACGATATGCGGCGTTTAACCGCTGATTATCCCAATATTGACTGGGCAGCATATGCCCGTGTCACACAGTCACGAGTTTTCAAAGTCAACTAACAAGGCAAAGGAGATACAAACAAGATGGAAGCAAACAAGATTCAGAAGGCCACAGCCACAGCAGCCCCCGCCGCCAAGGCATCACAGACGGTAAACCAGCTGATGAACAGCATACTCGATGGCGAAGGCATGCGCAAGCGTTTCAACGACCTGCTGGGCAAACGCGCCCCGCAGTTTGTCAGCAGCGTTGTGTCTATGGTCAACGCGGATAAGACAATGCAGATGGCATTTTATGAGGCCCCTATGACCGTGATACAGGCCGCGCTGAAGGCCGCAAGCTTCGATTTGCCCATAGACCAAAACCTCGGTTACGCCTACATAGTCCCGTTTAAGAACTACAAAAAGGACATAGGCAAATCCGTATATGAAGCCACGTTTATACTTGGCTGGAAGGGTATGCACCAGCTTGCGTTACGCACGGGCGCATATAAGACCATCAACGTCATAGACGTGCGCGAGGGCGAACTCGAAAGTTACAACCGCCTTACAGAGGAAGTGAAGATAAACTTCATCGAGGACGAGGAAGAACGCGAGAGCAAGCCCGTCATAGGCTATCTGGGCTATTATCGTCTGGTCAACGGCGCAGAAAAGACAATCTATATGTCCATAAAGCAGATAGAAGCCCACGAGCAGAAGTTCCGCAAGGGCCAGAACATGGGTAAAGGTTGGCGCGAGGACTTTGACGCTATGGCGCGTAAGACCGTGTACCGCAAGCTAATCGGCAAATGGGGCGTTATGTCCATAGATTACCGCACCGTAGGCGAAGGGCAGCAGATAGCGGACGCGCTTGCAGCTGACGCGGAGCAGGAAAAGGCATTAGACAACGCCATAGATATAACGCCGCCCGAAAGCATAGACGCAGAGACGGGCGAAATCAAGGAATAATCGGCAGAGTACAACAAGCTGGGGCGGTGCAAACGCCGCCCCGCAGAAAGGATGAAGCATGAACCGAGTAGAGTTTATTGGGAACTTGTCAAAGGCTCCCGATGTCAAGCAGACCACCAGCGGCAAGACCGTATGCAGCCTTACGATAGCCGTCAATCGCCGCTACAAGGACGCAGACGGTAAGACCACGGCAGACTTTTTCAGCGTGCAGGTGTGGGGCAAATTAGCGGAAGTATGCGCCCGTTATCTGGACAAGGGCAGCAAGGTATTTATATCGGGCGAGTTGCGCAACCGGAGCTACGAGGCAAAGGACGGCAGCAAGCGGACTGTTACCGAGATAATCGCAAACGAGGTGGAGTTCCTTTCACCCAAGACCGAACCCGCAACGCCACCCGTGGAGGAATGGCAGCAGGTCGAGGACAGCGATTTGCCGTTTTAAGGTGCGACTATGCCGAACAGAATCATAAAGGAGAGCATAACGACAAGCGAAAAGTTAGCATCCCTTTCAGATTTTGAGTTTCGGCTTTGGATAGGATTGATTACACAGGCTGACGATGCAGGGCGCGGGGATGCCCGCCCTGCCGTAATACGAGGCCGCATCTTCCCGTTTCGGGAAAGGTTGACAGTTAAAGACGTTGGATGTTCCCTCCGCGCGTTGGCGGATAAAGGCTGCATCGCCCTCTACGAGATAGACGGGAGACCCTACTTTTATTTCCCAAATTGGAGCAAGCATCAGCGAGTACGAGACTGCAAACCCAAGTACCCCGAACCCACGGAGGACAGTCTGCGGCAAGTTGCGGCGGGTTGCGGCGAAGCGCAGCAAAGCGCGGCTATAATCCAATCCAATCCAATACAATCCGAATCCGAATCCAAATCCAAGAGGGATAACGCGCCCGCGAAGCACGCCTACGGCGAATTTGACAATGTGCTTTTAACGGACACAGAGTTAGACAAACTCAAAACCCGCCTCACAGACTGGGCGGAACGCATAGAGCGGCTATCACAGTACCTCAAAAATAAGCCTAAAAAGCACTATGAGAGCCACTATGCCACAATCCTAACGTGGGCGGCAAAAGACGCAAAGGAGGACGAGCGCAATGGAGCAAAGCAAACAAGCAGCCCGCAGCGAAATGCGGAAGAAACTCCTCGATACGGTACTTGGCTGTAAAGCACAGCACAAGCCCCTATCAGAAATGACGGCGGAAGAAAAGCTCGCACGGGCGCAGAAAATGGCCGACAGGGTAAATGCGCAGGAGGGCAGACTTACGGGCTATGACTGTCCAGCCTGTCGCAACAAGGGCTTTGTCGAGTATGTCATAGACACCACCGAGCAGCTGGGGTATCCAAGCTACACCACGGGGTCACGCGAATGCGTATGCATGGCGATTAGGCGGTCGAAGTGGCTGCTTAAAGCCTCGGGGCTGGCAGACTTGGCAGAGCGTTGCACCTTTGACAGCTACCAAGCCAAGGAGGCGTGGCAAATGTACATCAAAGACCGCGCCGTAACATTCGCCGAATCCAGCGGCAAAGTGTTTTTTATCGGCGGGCAGAGCGGCGCAGGGAAAACGCACATATGCACGGCGTTGGCAACAAGCCTTATCAATCGCGGTAAAAGCACCCGCTATATGCTGTGGACAAGCGAGGCCGCAAAACTTAAAGCCTGTGTCAATGACATAGACTATGAAAACCTAATATGGCCGCTGAAATCGGTCGATGTGCTATACATAGACGACCTTTTCAAGCCCACAGGAGCGAATAGTCAGCCTACATCGGCAGACATACGTCTGGCGTATGAAATCATCAACTGCCGCTACAACACGGGCGACAAGGTGACAATCATATCCAGCGAGCGGACGGTCAGCGAAATATGCGACATTGACGAGGCCACGGGCGGCAGAATCATGGAGCAAGCGGGCGAATATTGCCTTAACGTCAGCCGCGACAAGGCCAAAAATTGGAGGGCAAACCATGCCGACACTTGAAATTATCCAGATAACCAACGGCGCAACGAAGGTTTTGCGCACGGCGAAAAGCTACCCCGAGCTTTACAAGGCGTATCGGCGCATGCAAGCCGAAGGCGCATTTGTCCGGATGCGGATAGACGGCGAGGTGTTGCCGATTTATCAGGCGGACAGCCGCGCGTCGAATGTCGACCGGTCTGCGGCATGGAGGAATTTATGAAGCGCACATACACCCCGCCAACCGTACCGCTTGAGGACGCGGAGCAGCGGATAATCTTTCAATGGGCGGCAATGGAGACCGCCGCCCGCCCCGAGCTGGGGCTTCTGTATGCCATACCCAACGGCGGCAAGCGGGCAATCAAGACCGCAATCGCGTTAAAGGCGCAGGGCGTTAAGTCAGGCGTGCCGGATATGTGCTTGCCCGTGAGCCGTGGCGGGTATCACGGCCTGTACATCGAACTTAAACGGCAAAAGGGCGGCACGGTGAGCGAGACGCAAAAAAGCTGGATAACCGCGCTTGCGGAGCAAGGCTATAAGGCCGTTGTTTGCAGGGGCGCGGACGAAGCGATAGGAACGATAAAAAACTATTTGGAGGAATGAAAGGCATGAAATTATATTTTTGCACGGACGATTTGTGGGGGTTAGAGCTATGTGTTGCAGCGAAATCGCGGAGGAAGGCGAAGAGCATGTACTGCGATTATTACGATCCTTCGCTGGATTTTACCATGGTACACACATACATAATGTGCCACGATTATGAAGGCCCTGCGGGCGCGTATGAGGTGCCAAGTCAGGCGTGCCGCGCCTGCGGAGCAAGGCTATAAGGCCGTTGTTTGCAGGGGCGCAGAGGAAGCAATACGGACGATAAAGGAGTATCTATGGGAGCATACATCAACAAGGACTTGAAGGAGCTTATCATCACCCTTGCGTCTGTGATTGGCTTTGGTGACGTGCTGGTCAAGACCGGACGGCTGCACCAGGAGGACGAGGACGCGGCGAAGCTGATGATGGGCGCAGCCACCACGATATCGCAGCACCTTTTACAGGGGCGGGACGCGGAGCAGATAGAAGCCTTGCAGCGTCAAGCGGGATTTTATGAGATTATCGCTGTGCCTAAGACTTCGGCGCGGATAGACAAAGAATTTTATATCTGCCCGCGCGAGGACTTTGAAGCGCTGGTGATAGACGACTTTTCAAACCCTTGCCCCTTTTGCGAATTGGAGGGCAAGGAGGTGCGCAAATGTGGGCGCCGCAGGGCGTTGATACGGTGCGGCGTGGTCGGGAACGCAGAGGGCGAATGCCCGTATAAGGGAGTGTAAAAGCCGAAGGAGGTAAAGAAGGCATGAATTTATATTTTTGCTACGATGAAAATTGTGAAGCTTTGAAAGCTGCCGGAGTGCAGTATCGTGAGGATGATTAAAGAATGGATTGGATAAGCGTTAAAGAGCGGTTGCCGGAGTGTGAAAAAGAAGTGCTGATATGGTGTAACCGCAATGACTATCGTTTTGTTTGTCCAGCGATTTATGAAGATGGGACGATGCTGACGCAAGATAGTACGTGGAATTGGTATGAGATAGACTGTTACGGCACTTATAGCGAAGATAATGATGATTATTTCGTCCCGCAAGGTTGGTGGGAGAATCGACAGTTTACACCTGATGACGTATACAACAATCCGGTAGATTGCGAGGTTACTCACTGGATGCCAATGCCAGAGCCGCCGAAGGAGGAAAAGCAATGAGTAAGTATATAGACGTTGACGCATTCGTTGAGAAATTTCGCATGACGCAGCTTTTGCTGAAAGTGTGGGCTGGTCCCGATTTAACACCGGAGCAGGAAATAGTTATTCAGAGCGGTGAAGCAATAATTAAAGATTAAATTAAGTTCCCCGCCGCCGATGTTGCCCCGGTGCGGAGCGGACGGTGGATTGAAGAGGATGGCATACAGATTTGCTCAGAATGCGGCGAAGAACATGACTGGGAAAATTACAGAGCGCCGTACTGCGATACCTGCGGAGCAAAGATGAACAAGGAGGAAAGCTAATGGCAAAGTGGGAAGAAATGCGCTTTAATATCCTGCGCGATTATTACATAGCAGCACAAAGGCGGCTTAAATGGGCGGCGAAGAATAACCGCCCGTGGAAAGAAATCGAGGACAAAAGTTACGTGGTCGCTGCCCTTAAATGGGCGGAGGAACGGGCCGCAAAGGCGGTAAAGGAGGACGCATGAAAATCAACATCAACATAGGGAAAACGTGGACGCCCTTTGCCAAGGTTGAAAAAGGAGAGGTTTTTGGCATTGGCGACGCTGTATATATGCGACTGACAGATGTGAGGCAAGAGGTATACTATAACGCGTGGAGCTTTGCAGCTAACGGATTGGCACACATCGACGGAAACGAAAAAGTTAAAATACCCCAAAGGGCAACGCTGGAGGTAACGCTATGACACAGTACGCGGATGCAGACGAACTGCTTGCAATGTACACATTTGATGAAAATGATAATGAACTGAAAGACCTAAACGAGCGCGGACATGTGCCGCTGCCCGTGATACGCGAAAATATCAAGGATTGCATAGTACCGGACGTGGAAAAGAAGCTGCGCGACTGCGACATACTTGCGGGATTGCTGTATATGATGGGCAAGGCTACAAACGTTGTAACCGAGCCAGAACTAAAAAAACTTGTTACGGGGCTAACGGGGAAAGGTGAAGAATTCTACACGGCGGTTGACGACTTTGTCGCAAATGAATGCGAAAAGAGACGCTTGGAGATGGAGGCAGAAAAATGAAACGAGCAATAGCGATGGCAATGTTAGCCCTGCTAATCATATCTGCGTGCGGATGCGTAGACGGAGAAACCACGGAGATTAGTAATAACGGGCGAGTGCAAGTAATCGAGACTGGCGCGATGCATGTAATATATGTTGACACACTAACGGGCGTGCAGTATTTGCGCGTATATAGAGGCGGCATATGCGTGATGGTGGATGCAGACGGCAAGCCGCTGACATGAGCACATATATACGCGCTGTTGTCGCAGCCAAGGCGATAAAGGCAATGAACGAAGAATATATAACCAAAGGCGATGCGATAGAAGCTGCTTGTAATGCAGTGGAGTTATTTCCCTCGGAATATCAAGAGATAGAAAATGCTATTAACGGTATTGTTACTGATGTGGAGCCGGTAGTACACTGCAAAGATTGCCGCCTGCGCGGAAGGGAAGAATGCGCCATGTTTTACCGCTGTGAATGCGGGGAGCAGCACACGTGGGAAACGGATAACGACTTTTGTAGCTATGGAGAAAGGTTATGAAAAAGATACGGACTATAGATGACATCATCGAGGCGGATTGGGAGGATATCAAGCGGCGGCGCGAGCAAGGCGCGAATCTTGACCAAGTGGGCGAGCTGTACGGCATAACGGGCGCCACACTGGCGAGATATGCAAGGCTGGCGGGCGTGGATATACCAAGGCGCACAGACTATAACCCGCTGCCATCCGCAGAGGATATACAGCGCCTACGCGACGAGGGCGTGAAATGGGCTGACATAGCCGCGAAGTATCATGTATCGCGCGACCGACTACACAGCTACGCGCAAGAGCATGGCATAGATACGCGCTTAGTGCGCAAGCCCACCCTGACACCAGTGGACTGGGATGACGTGTGCAAGCAGCGTGAGGCGGGCAAGACATGGGGCGATATTGCGGAGCCGTATGGCGTAAGTGGCCCGACGCTGCAAAAGCGTGCGGGCAGGCGTGGCATTGCCATCGGCCCCAGCAGATACGACAGATTGAATGCCATGCTTGACCCTGACTGGCCAGGCTGGAACGATGTGAAGCAATTACGAGAATGCGGAAAGAAATGGACGGAGATTGCCAAGCATATCGGCGTGACTACCGCGACCTTGCGCAGGATGATGGCACACTTGGCGCTCCGCGCGCCGACAGGCGATGCGCATAAGTATTATGACGGCGCAAGCCCCTGCGAGAAAACCCTATACTCCCAGACACTGTGCTGGTCTTGCGCCAATGCCGTGCCGGATAAGTCGGGCAAGCGCGGGTGCGCATGGAGCAGACACTTTAAGCCCGTCAAGGGCTGGGACGCAGACGAGACGCGGCTATACAGCGACAAGCCGACGCAATCGTACCATGTGCGGCAGTGCCCAGAATTTGTGCGGGGTTAGGAGGTAAAAATGAAAACACTCAGATACGAAACACGGGATGCAGACGGAAATGACATTGTAAAGGATGTCGCAGTGAAGGAATTTGCGAGTGCCAAGGCGGAGTTTAGATGCCACGTCTGCGGACGGGAATGCAGCCAGGGCGTTAGAACAACGGATATTATCTCGGGCTCATTTACGGACTACGCGCTCATAGGGGATTATGTATGCAATGACTGCGCAGACCTTTTTAGCCTGTACTTTTACAGCTACATTAAAGACGCTGACGGGATAAGGCTGCTAAATGTACGGAGCATTCGGGACGAGATCACGCAGGAGCAAAAGCCGCCGTTTATGTTTGTGATAACTACATCGCAAAAAAAGCATCTATTTTATCGAGCGAGAATGAATCATGCGCCGACACCGTTCGCGGTGCAGCTTGAGACCGAGACGATATACACCACAACGAGCAGGATGCGGACGCTGTTTGATTTTGTTGAATCGCTTATGACACTCGGACAATCAAAAAAAGCGTTGGCGGATGGGGAGATGCGCTATGAAGTGATGCAAAAGGTCGGCGCGGGTGCATTTAGCTACCTTCGGCGCGAGCTGAGAGCATCACGGGAGATACAAATACCAATCTACTGCGGACAAAAAAGAGATATAACAGACGAGGAGGCAATATGTTGTATAAATTCAATACTGACAGCGTAAAACACGCGAGTGCGGCGCTACTGCTCTACGCAATGTACCGCAGCCGCAACAAAAACAGCCCGCTGAATGGGTTGGAGACATGGGACAGGTTTAACAGCTACATCCGCGGAGCTTGCCTAAAAAGTAGCACAACGGCAGAGTTTATGCAAAAATTCTGCCGCGCGGCGAAGATAGACAGCGTTAAGCCACGCTATTTGTCAACCGACGATCCTGTGCTAATGCCTGGAACTGGCGAGCTGATAATGAGCGATGCTATAAAGGACTACAGAATACCGATTATCGAGGATAACAGTCTGCTGCGCATAATGTCGGATGAATCAATTTATCTGTGTATGCTTGTACGCGACCGCATTCAACGCGAAAAGATGGAGTATAAAGAGGAGGGGGCCGAATATGAATACTAATATAAAATACAGACTGCTTTCGCCTGTTTCGCACATTGGCGAGACCGCCAGCACCGGTAGCTATTTTCAAACCGTTCTCACGACGCAAGGGAGATTGCCTGTGATAACCGGCAACAGTACGCGCGGTCAGATCAGGGATAGCGCAGCGCTTCACCTCCTAAACACGCTCAACATAAAAGTGGACAAAGAAATATTCAACGTGCTTTTTTCGGGCGGCAACCTCTCCGGCACGATGCGGGACGATGTAGAGCGGGCGAAACAAATTCGTAATTACTATCCGGCGGTATCACTCCTTGGCGGCGGTATGGGGACGATGATCATGGCGGGTAAGCTGCTGGTATCGTTTGGATACCCTGTATGCGCGGAGAGCGAGCAGTTTACGGGCATAGACAGCGCCCAATCTTGGCATGAGATGATTGAAGAGATTGAGTTTACACGCACCGATGACACCAAGAACGATGTAAAAGCCGGCCGAATAGTTAATATAAACGATGACTCAGGGGCGGGGACAGCATCAACGCAGATGCGCTACTCCGTACAGTATATTGCAGCGGGAACGGAGATTGTACAAAACCTTATTACACTTGATGGCACAACGCCTCTAGAAATCGGCGCACTGTATGCAGCTATATGCGAGTGGTTTAAGGTGCCGAGGCTTGGCGGCATGGCGGCAAAAGGGTTTGGCTTGTTCGATGCTGTTGTCGGTGACCGCGATATAGTCCTTAGCGGCGGCAGGATAACGCTGAAACCGCAAATTGCAGATCTTATCGATGCATATGAGACTTTTGTCCGCGAGGAGGGCGGCGAGCATTTATCGCTCCTTGCCGCACCGAAAGGAGGGAAGAAGGGTGGCAAAAAAGCCAACAACGCCGATTAAAGTCACGGCGCACCTGCTTGACGGCAGAGTAAATACGGCAGACGGGATCATTATGTTGGACGCGATATTGTATCATGCGTGGTTTAGCAGACACAAGCCGGAGGTCTTAGAGGGCTGCGGCAGCACGCAATATGACGGATATACGGGGCTGCCGTTGCGGCAGCTCCCCGATAATAGATGGGCGGCAAGCAGAGGCATATTTAAGACCGAGGGCAAAAACATCGAATACATAAATAGGAGACCTAACTTTTTCGATGCGGACAAGATCGGACATCTTGACATGGAGACGGGTATAATATCGGACAGCGTAGGCGTATACCGGGCGTACCGCATACCGCGAGTTGTCAGCACTGTCAGCGATATAGAGTTTTATGCCATGGGCGACAAGGCTAAAGTGCAAGACCTATTGACGGCGATCCCGGCCGTAGGCAAAAAGCCCGCGGTGGGATATGGTTTTGTAGCCGAATGGAATGTGGAGGACTGCGACGAGGATTACAGTCTGTGGCACCCTGAGTACGGACTTATGCGCCCGGTGGTGGTCGGCAGTGACGAGGCAAAGGGGCTTGAGCTTAGTACATATCCCGTTATGCAATACGGAATAAAGCCACCTTACTGGAAACCCTGCAATATGCGTTTGTGCCATGTGCCGATTGCTACGGCGGAGAATGCGACAACATGACTATTGACGATTTTGTTAAGATAGGCGCGCTCAGGTCGGGCATGCGACAATACGCCGAAAAGCGGGACAAAGCAATAAGGCTTTGCGAAGAGCAATTCCGCACGCACAAAAGACCATATGTTGCAATAAGCGGCGGCAAAGACAGCGTTGCTATGGCGTACATTGTGGACGCTGCGGCGAGACGCGTCGGGGCGGATTATAGATTGTGGCTGCATTGCTCGGATGCATCGTTCCCCGGCACGGTAGAGACATGCCGCAAGGTGGCCGCGGCGGTTGGCAGAGAGCTTGATGTATTTGAAAGTAAGGATTCTGCGTTTGACGCGATAGCACGCCCGCAAAAGGCTGCATTTGGGAAAAGCGGCGTATTCTTCAGCTCGGTGCGCGAGTACGCAAAGGACAAAGATTTATGCTTTGTGGGCGTTCGAGCTGCGGAGAGCCGGAGACGGATGCGTGCCGCTAAAGCACACGGGCAAGTGTTTGACAGCGCATCAATGGGCGATGTGACGGTTTGCCATCCGCTCCTATGGTTTACCCTGTATGATGTCGCGGCGGCGCTGCACGAGTACGATGCACCAATACACCCGATATACAAAAAAATAACAATAGAGCGCGGGGAAAACCGGTGCGGTGAGGAATCGTTTATCCGGCTCGGTTATATAACGTCACGCGACCTGCTCAACAAAGGCACAGCGGTGTTTCTGCGGATAAACTACCCGGACGAGTTTAACAGGCTTGCAGCCGCGTATCCGGAGATACGGCTATGGGTGTAGCCAAGGCGGAGGGGAGGGGGTATCAAAATCCCTGCGCCGTGGCGGCTCGTACCGCGGGCCCCTCAACGGAACAAAAAATTTTCGATTTTTGTGAAAAATCAGGCGAGGCAGTAGGATGGATAAAAGCGCTAACGAAAAGAGACAAAACGAACGCGCGGCAGTAAGGCGGCTGCTGATGTACTGGGGCAATGCGGAGCGCACGCGCACGGACAAGGAACGGCAGCTTGTGACGGTAGATGAAGAGATTGAAAGCCAGTATGACCTTCATCCGCAAAGGCTGACGGGCTTGCCGCACGGGAGCGGGATATCTGATGCCACATACAATGCGGCGCTAAAGGCCACGCGCGAGATAAAACGGCTCAAGCGCAAGAAGCAGCGCCTTGAAACCGAGTTGCAAGAGCTTAATTATCACGCGAACATGATAGAGTTTGAGGTAATGTGTCTGCCGCCGCTGGAGTGCGAGGTGATAAAACTGCGGTATGTGGAGTATGGCGTGGCGAAGAGTGGCTACTGGGAAAAGGTGGCACAGCGGATGCACGTATCGCAGGATTGGGCAAAGGCTTTAGAACGGCACGGCGTGGAGCGGCTTATAAATCGCATTGCCCCATAAAGTCAACACGATACAACACGATTTATATGCTATACTGATATCATCAGAAAAGGGCTTCCGCGAGGGAGCCTTTTTGCATAGGGGGAAGGAATGGGCAGCTTTAAGGAGAAAATGGCGCTTGGCGACCAGATGGAAATGACGGGCGAATATGCCGCATTCGTTGAAAAATTCAAGCCGAAGAAAACAACGGATGAGTGCTACACGCCCGATAACGTATATGCCGCCGTCCATGATTGGGCGGTTAAAGAATACAGCTTGGAGGGGGCGCGGATTATACGCCCGTTTTACCCCGGCGGGGATTACACGAAAGAGGATTACAGCGGGAATTGTGCGGTGATAGACAACCCGCCCTTTTCAATTTTGGCCGAGATTTGCCGCTGGTATAATCAGCGCGGAATACGCTTTTTTCTTTTCGGACCGGGTAAAACGCTTTTTTCGGGCAGCGGCATGGACGGTATAAATTATGTCATATGCGGGCTATCGATAATGTACGATAACGGCGCGAGCGTAGACACGAGCTTTGTCACAAACATGGGGCAATATAAAATTATGGTTGCGCCCGACTTGTATGAAGCAATAAAAGCGGCCGATGATGAAAACCGCAAGGAGGTTACAAAGTCGTTGCCGAAATACGATTACCCCGACCACGTTCTGACGGCGGCGAGGATCCAGCGCATTGCAAAATACGGGCAGTCATTAAGGATACGCGCCGAGGATTGCGCCTTTATCCGCGCTTTGGATAGTCAAAGGGGCGCGGGGAAGGCGGTTTTCGGCGGCGGTTTTCTTTTGTCGGAGAAAGCGGCAGCAGAGAAAGCGGCAGCAGAGAAAGCGGCAGCAGAGAAAGCAGGGGCAAAAACATGGGAGCTATCGGAGAGGGAGAAGGAAATAATAAGGCGGCTTGGGTGACGTGGATACACACGCCCGCCACCTGTAAAGAGTGCAAGCACTATGACAAGGATAAAAGGCGGTGCGGGGTGAAGGAGTGCCCGTATCCAGCAAGGAGGGGGCGGGCATGTATAAGGGCGGAAAGATAACACGGGCCGAAAGGCACGCCATTAAGTGAGTAAAAAACGGACACCCCAAAAACGCCGGATAGGATTTGAGGAAGGAGGGGCGACGATGGCGAAGTTTGAAAAATGGACTACTCCGCGCGGGCTCATTCTTCTGCAAGGCTGGGCGCGTGATGGATTGACCGATGTGGAAATATCCGACAAAGTTGGCATAAGCCGCAGTACCTTAGCGGAATGGAAGAAAAAATACCCCGAGATTGGAAAAGCGTTATCCCAAGGCAAAGAGGTTGCGGACTATGCCGTGGAAAGTTCTCTTTATAAACGGGCACTTGCGGGAGATGTTACGGCCTGTATATTCTGGCTTAAAAATCGCAAGCCCCACAAGTGGCGCGACAAGCCCGAATCGGGCGAGGGGGCAGACATAGAAGACCTTACGCCGCTGGCGAATATGCTGAAATAGGGGGCGGGACGCATGAAAAAGACCGCCACAATACCGTGGCAGCCGTTAAGCGAGAAGCATAAGGCATACATTCTGCGCGGCATGAACGCCCGAATGTGCGTAGCTGAGGGCGCAATCAGAAGCGGAAAGACAATCGACCATTGCATAATGGCGGCGGCATATTTAGAAACGTGTCCCGACAAGATTCATTTAGCGTCAGGCAGCACCATAGCCAACGCGAAGCTTAATATTGGGGTGTGCAACGGGTTTGGCCTTGAAAACCTGTTCCGTGGGCGTTGCCGCTGGGGGAAGTACAAGGAGAATCAAGCGCTTTTCCTTGCCACTCAGACGGGGGAGAAGATTGTCGTTTTCACGGGTGGGAAGAACTCAGACAGTTACAAGCGGATACTGGGTAACTCTTACGGCCTGTGGATAGCCACGGAAATAAACGAGCATTATGACAGTGACGATAGCCGCGAAAGCTTTGTCAAGGTCGCCAATGGCCGCCAACTTGCAGCCGTGCGGCCTTACACGCTGTGGGACATGAACCCTTGCAGCCCGCGCCACCCGATATACACGGAGTACATAGACAAGTACCGCGACAACGGCATGAAAGGCTATGTATACGAGCATTTCACAATACGGGATAACCTATCGATAAGCGAGGAACGGCAAGCGGAAATAACCGCGCAATATGACCCTAAAACCGTATGGTACAGGCGCGACATACTGGGCGAGAGATGCACGGCGGAGGGGCTTGTGTATCCGAGCTTTGCGGACACGCCCGAAAGGTATATCATCGATGCGCCGCCCGCTATCCAGTATGCCAATATCGGCGTGGACTTTGGCGGGACTAAATCCGGCCACGCCTTCACGCTAACGGGCTTCACGCACGGATATAAAGAAATTGTGGTACTGGATGAATATTACCATGATAACGCCAAGGACGGCCGCTTCAACCCCGACCAGTTGAACGCGGCCTTTATAGACTTTGTGCGCAGGGCACAGCAGAAATACAGGGTTGCAATCGCCCGATGCGATAGCGCGGAGCAAACGCTCATTGAGGGCTTACGCTCAGCCGCAAGCAGGGCGGGCGTGCCGATAGGCATTGAAAATGCGATAAAGGGCGCAATAAACGACCGCATAGCCTTTTACAACTCATTGATGGCGCAGGAGCGGTTTAAGATTATGAGCCATTGTAAAGCGACAATAGAGGCGTTGCAAACGGCCATATATGACGCGGATAAGATAGACGATGAACGCCTCGACAACGGCACAACGAACATAGACAGCCTTGACAGTATGGAGTATTCGACAGAGGTTGAGCAGTCGTCGATTATGTACATAAGGAGATAGCATGCAAGCAATAACCAAATATTTGACGCGCAACGGGTACACGGCGGTTGACGATGCCTATTATGCGCAAATCGCCCTGTGGCAATCATGGTATCAGGGCAAGGTGAACAGCTTCCACACTTACACGCAGTACAACGGACAGCGCAAGGTAAAGCGGCAGCGCAAGACAATGGGAATGGCTAAACGTTTCTGCGAGGACTGGGCGGCGTTGCTGCTGAACGAAAAGGTGCGCATAAATGTAGGCAACCAGACGGCGCAAACAGCGATTGACGAGATACTAAAAAACAACCGCTTTAGCGTGCGCGGAAATCAGCTCATTGAACTGGCCTTTGCTCTTGGCACGGGCGCGTTTGTCGAATACCTTGATAACGGCGAGGTGGTAATTGATTATGTGCGCGGCAGCATGGTGTATCCGCTGGCGTGGGACAATGGTGTTATAACCGAGTGCGCCTTTGCGTCTGAGCGCAAGCTGGGTGCGGAGAAGTATATATACCTGAATATCCACCGCAAGGACGGGCAAGGGCGGTACGTTGTCGAAAACAAAATGTTCCGCCGTAACGGTGACACCATAAGCCCCGCCGACCTTCCCGAGGGCGTAGCGGACGAGGTGGTGACGGGTTCAGAGATACCGTTCTACCAGATAATCACGCCGAATATCGTCAACAACGCGGACTTATCGTCCCCTATGGGCATATCGGTATACGCCAACGCAATAGACAACCTCCAAAACATAGACCTTGTTTTTGATGCGTATGATAACGAGTTCCGGCTCGGGAAAAAGCGTGTGCTTGTCCCGCTTACACTGACACAGACCACAATGGCCGACAGCGGGGTAACAAAGCCCGTTTTCGATGATAATGACGTTGAATTTTATGTGATTGATACCGGAGAGCAGAACACGCAGAAAATTGAGGAAATGAACGGCGCATTGCGGTATGACGCTTTTGAGGCGGGCATAAAGACCGCTATAAACCTTGCGGCCTATAAATGCGGCTTTGGTGAAAATCGATACCGCTTTGAGGGCGGCACGGCTATGACCGCAACGCAAGTAATATCACAGGACAGCGACCTTTTCCGCAATCTGAAAAAGCACGAGCTTATACTCGATGCGGCCTTGCAGGGGCTTATAAAGGCTATCGCGCAGATGGCGGGCATAGGCATAGGCGAAATAACGATTGAATTTGACGATAGTATCATCGAGGACGAGGACAAAGAGCGGCAACGGTTTATGCAAGAGATACGCGAAGGGCTGAGACAGCCGTGGGAATACCGCGTCAAGTACTTTGGCGAAGATGAAGAGACGGCGAAAGCTATGACAGCAGTAAGCACTATAAATGAAGGGTATAGCGAATAATGCTTACGCCTGAATATATAGACCATGCGCCCGATGAACTTGTCGAACTGTATAGACAGGCCGAAGACGATATATTACGGGATATGGCAAAACGCATTAACAACGCAGACCTATATATCCCGTCCACGCAATGGCAAGAACGGAAGTTACAGGCGATGGGTTTAACCCATCAAGAAATAGTGCGGCGGCTGGCGGCATTAACCCGCAAGAGCAACGCGGAAATAGAGAGCATCATAAGCGATGCAGGAGCGCGGGCGTTAAGCCTTGACGCGGACGTTATGCAGACCTATAAGGGCATATCATCCGCACCATGGGTAAAAACGCTGATTGCAACAGGTGTAACGCGCACACAAGGTACGTTTAAGAATCTTACCCTTACCACGGCAAAAACCGCTACAGCGCAATTTGAGCGGGTTTTAGACCGTGCATACATGCAAGTCAGTACGGGCGCATTTGCGCAGGACAAGGCCGTATTGATGGCAGTCAAAGACCTATGTGCGAGGGGCGTTGAGGCTATTACATACCCCACAGGCCGCAAGGAATATGTTGATGTTGCTGTGCGGCGGTCGATAATTACGGGGCTAAACCAAACGGCGGGCGAGGTGTCCGACAGGTTTGCCCGCGAATATGATTACGACCTTGTGGAGGTGTCAGCCCACGCGGGCGCAAGGCCGTCACATGCCGAATGGCAGGGCAAGGTATACAGCCGGAAGGGCAAGACGGAGAAGTATGAGGACTTCTATACCGCCACGGGATACGGCACGGGAGCGGGGCTGTGCGGATGGAATTGCCGCCACTCCTTCAGCGCATATCAGGAGGGACAGGCGCGGGCGTACACCCCCGAAATGCTGGCCAAGTTTGAAGCGAAGGATTACAGCTATAACGGCAAGGCCATGACGGAGTATGAGGCCACGCAGAAGCAGCGATACATTGAGCGGCAGATAAGGCGCTATAAGCGTGAAGCAATGGCCACAAGGGACATAGGGCAGGACGCGGAAGCAGCCGAAGCGAAGGTGCATGAATGGCAAAAACGCTTGACCGACTTTTGCCGACAGACAGGACTTAAAAAGAGTTTCCCCCGCGCGGTTGTGCCGGGGTATGGGCGCGATTAACACCGCGCTTTTTCTATGCACAAAATCCCGCAAGGGTTTTGGATATATCACGCGCAAGCGGGCTGACGAGCATTATACGGATTATAGAGCCGACGGGCTGAAAACGGAAAAAGGAGAAAAATGGCAGAAGAAAACAACCAGAACCAGCAGCAGAACCAGCCGAACGCGGAACAGATAGCTAACAGCATTGTGGCCGCGATAGAGGCAAGGAGCAAGCGGACGGAAAACGGCATAGTGAAAAGCTATGCGGAGCAGTACGGTATGACGGAAGCCGAAATCACGCAGATTCTTGATAGCGCGAAGAAGCAGAAGGCGGCACAGCCTACACCGGAGCAGCAAGCCGCAATGGACAAGCGGCTTGAAATGGCGAATGGGCGTTTGATATCTGCCGAGATAAAGGCCGTCGGCGGCAACCTTGGGCTTTTGGACGCGGACGCGGCAAGCGCACTGATGGACAAATCCAAAGTAAAAGTTAAAGACGATGGCACAGTAGAGGGCGTGAAAGAAGCCCTTGAAGCACTGAAGAAAAGCAAGCCTTACCTTTTCAACGCCGCGCCCCAAAGGACGGGAATGCGGCAGAACGGAACGGAGGGCAAAGAACCCCCGCACGCGGCGGCTAACGCGGCCTTGCGTGCTTTGTTTATGAAAGGAGAATAAAAACACATGGCAATAATTGACAGAAGCGCGGCAGAAGCCCTTATACAGGAGCAGATTGTAGCGGAGATTTTCCAGAAGCCCGTAGAGGATTCGACCTTCCTGCGGCTTGCCCGCCGTATGCCCGACATGACGTCCAACCAGACCCGCATAAGGGTACTTGATACCCTGCCCATGGCCTACTGGGTATCGGGCGACACGGGCTTTAAGCAGACCGCCGAACAGGCGTGGGACAACGTATACATCAATGCTGAGGAGCTGGCGGTTATAGTCCCCATCCCCGAAGCCGTACTGGCCGATGCGTCCATAGACATAATGGCGCAGGTAACGCCGCGTGTGCGTGAGCAGTTTGGCCGCATGGTTGACCTTGCGACCATTTTCGGTATAAATAAGCCCGCGTCTTGGCGTGCCGACATAATTACGACCGCACGACAGGCGGGCAACAACGTGACTGGCGGCACTCTGACTTATGATAACCTTCTGGGCGAGGGCGGCCTCTTTGAGAAGGTTGAAGTCGGCGGCAACGCCATTAACGGCGTAGTTGCTGCCCTTGCCGCTCGTGCCAAACTGCGCGGCATAAAGACCACGGACGGCCTCCCCATCTTCAAGGCGGATTCCATGCAGGGCGTGACCAATTATGCCCTTGACGGTGCGCCCGTATACTTCCCCACCAACGGCGGCTTTGACCCCTCCGTTGCGCTTATGATAGCGGGTGACTGGAATCAGGCGGTATACGCTATCCGTCAGGACGTGACCGTTAAGATACTCGACCAGGCGATTATACAAGACCCGTCCAGCAAGGCTATTGTCTATAACCTTGCACAGCAGGACATGATTGCCTTGCGCGTGGTTTTCCGTATGGGCTGGGCGCTGCCTAATCCCGTATCCGCGATAGACGCTGGCCGCACCATGTGCCCGTTTGCCTATATCGAGCCTACCACCGCCGTTACCACGCAGAAAGTAACCTTTACCGTTACCGATGGCGCGACCTCACCCGCCGCGATAGCTGGCGCGAAGGTTGAGGTTGACGGGGTGCGCAAGATTACCGGAGCAGACGGCAAGGCCGAATTTAATCTGCGCAAGGGAACCTACGCCTACAAGGTGAGCAAGAAGGACGCGACCACCGTGACCGGATCCGTGACCGTTGCGGCGGCTGCCGTCAATGAAGCCGTTACCCTGAAATAATCTTTGAATGCGGCGGGGCTAAAAACCCCGCCGAGTTAAGGAGGTAAAGATGTGCCCGAATATGTATTTGAGCCTACAGGACTATATCCGCTTTGGGGGTAATGTATCCATACACGCGGAAGAATACAGCCGCATTGAATACGCTGCCCGCAGAAGGATTGACCTATACACCTTTGGGCGCGTAAAGCATATGCGGGAAGTGCCCGAAGCCGTAAAGCGGCTAATGTTCGAGCTGATACACCCGCAAGCCACGAGCGCGGCAACCACGAACGGCACCGCGCCTGTTGCGTCTTTCAGCACGGACGGATATAGCGAAACCTATGTAAACACGCATACCTCCGAATATCTCAGGTATAGCGGTCAGAAAGAAAAAGCGCTCATATACGAGTATTTGGCGGGTGTGACCGATGATAACGGCGTTGCCCTGCTATATAGCGGAGGTGCGTGAAATGCAGTTGTGCAATGATACCGCAAGCCTTTTCAATAAGCTGCCCGATGGTCAGCGCGGATACACATGGCGAAAGACCCTGCTACGGGGCGTATCATGGTACGCCAAGGACATATCCAGCGTGACCAATGACGGCTTACAGACCGCGCGGCAATTTATAGTCCGCATACCCGACACAACGGGATACGGGGACAAATGGACGCTGCACACTGGTGACTATATGGTAAAGGGGGACGTGGAATACACCCCCGCAATGGCCGAGGCATACGCGCCCGATGTTATGACCGTGACCGCCGTTATTGACAACCGCCGCGCCCCGAACGCCCCGCATATAAAGGTGCTTGGCGCATGATTATAAAGGCTGAATTTAGGTGGAACAAAAGCGTTGAGCAGCTTTTACGCGACCGCAACCTTGAAAGCGGCGGCAAGGTGCAAGCGGCGATTGATAATGCCGTTTTGCGGTACATAGACCCATATGTGCCTATGGAGACGGGCGTTTTCAAGAGCAAGGCGCGGCAGGATTCAAGCCCCGGCAAAATCGTGTACAATGACCCACGGGCGCGGTATTTGTACTACGGCGAGGTATACGGGCCCAATATCCCGCGTTTTGAGGGCGGGGAGCTTGTGGGCTTTTTCTCGCCAAAGGGACAGCCGAAGCACCCGACAGGGCGCGAACTGCACTACCGCGGGGAGCCGATGCGTGGGGCGTTTTGGTTTGAGCGCATGAAAGCCGACCACGGCAAGGACATTTTGAAGGAGGCGCAGGATGCCGCAAATAAACAATATTAGCCAGTTACGGAGCTGGCTTTTCGGTTGCCCCGCCATACCCCAAAATGCGGCCATATCCATTGATTACATGGACGGAAGCGCGGCTGAATATGCCATATACTCTGTGCCCTCAAGCATAAGATACCACGAGAACGTGCTCGGGGAATACGTGCCTGATGATATACAATCCGTGGACTATATCTTGTGCTCAAGCGAGAATTACGGCGCGGACATAGAGAGGAACGCAGACAATCTCGGCATATACCAAAAAATTGTAAGCTGGATTATAGCGCAGAATGCGGCGCGGAAATTCCCCAAATGGGCGGATGGGACTATACAAAGCCTTGTCCCGACACTCACGGCAAACCCGACACAGGCGGGCGCGAACGTAGCCCGCTATCAGATAAACATCAAAGTGACTTACAGGAGGCTATAAATGGCAAAGAAACCAAGAAAAGCATTTTTACAGGCCGTGGCATACAGCACGGACGCAACCGTTTCCGTTGAGAAACTTTCGGCGGCGCAGTGGAGCGTGCTCGGCCACGATACGGACGATTTGTCCCATGAGATGAACCCCGACACAAGCACCAGCAAGAATGTCCTCGGCGAATCGCGCTTTGTGCATAACGGCTATGAACCGGAAGTATCCGTTGACACCTTCTACGCCGATGCGGACGAGGCTATCTATGAAACTCTGGTCAAGAACGCCATGACCGAGGATTTCAGCGAGGCAAACAACACGGGCTATTACGCCAAGTGCGAACTCGACACCTTCACCGAAGGAACCACCACGGCCACGGGCACGGCATATGTACAGCGTTGCTGGATAATCCCGCAGTCCATGGGCGGCGATACTTCCGGTTTCCAAATTCCCTTCAACGTCAACCCGTTCGGCGCGGTGCAGAAGTTTAACGTGTCCTATAACTGGACTACCTACGCCGTGACCTTTACAGCGGCTTCCTAAGGCGTTGCAACGGGGCTGTACGGCGTTTATCCTCCCGCCGTGGTATAAATCCCCGCTTGACAACATACCCCCGCAGGGTCGATAATAAGGCATCAATTCTGTGGGGGTAAAGTTTTGTGAAGTGTAAGAAGTGCGGCGCGGAGGTCAAGGGCAACTATTGCCCGAATTGCGGGGCGAAGGTTGAAAAGTCGAATGCCAAGACGGTGATTATAATTGTTGCGGCGGTATGCGCAATAATATTGATACGGGCTTGCATGTCGGGTATTGTAATTGCAGACCTTAACGAGCCTGATAAAACACCGTTGCCGTTGACCACGGCTGAACCGACTGCCGAGCCCCATATATATGTATTGGAGACAAGCGCAATCAAGGTGCAATATGTGTCGCATGAGCTTGTAACTAATTACGATAACGAGACGCTCCTATTGGTCAAATTTGAATATACAAACAAGGCCAAAGACCCGAAATCGTTTGGCTGGGCAACAACTATTAAGGCATACCAAGACGGCGTTGAAATTGAGAGTAGCCCCGTGTCGTGGCTTAAAAGCGAAACACCGGTAGAATGTCAAAACCGATGGTTGGAGGTGCAACAGGGTACAACAATAACAGCCGCAGAGACATTTAAGCTGAGAGACATGGAATCCCCTGTGGATATAACGGTAATGGAATGGCCGGGCATAGGGAGCGAAAAAACGGAACTGACGCTGGATATTAAGTGATTGGGGAATTAAACTGTGAGAATAGTTGAATTGAAGTGCCCGAATTGCAATGGCGATATTACGTTAAACACGGATAGAAACTTTGCTTTCTGCCCATACTGTGGGACGCGGTTAAAGGTTGAGGAGGCGCAGCAAATCCCCGACACAATTAAGGTTAATCGTGAATGGGAAGCTAATAACTACGTTCTTCGGGCGCAGGAATATGAGCGTGTCGGGGATATAGATAACGCGGAAATTTACTATAACCGTGCGCTTGACGCTGACGTTAATAATGCGAGGGCACGCGACGGCTATAATCGTATGCAACGAATTATAACCGAACACAATGTATCAATACAGTATATCCAATCGAGTTCCGACCCGCTTGTAAGGCTGATTGTCAAAGAGGCGGGGCAGACCTTATGCAAGATAAGACGCGGTGAAGGGATGAACCTTTTGCTGCCTATCGGCGAACACCCGCTTTTGTTTTATCAGGGCGGCAGCCCTAAAGCATATGTACGAGTAACAATTAAGACCCGCCACGACAGAGCCAAGATATACACTCAGGCGGGTATGTTTTGGAATAAGACTTCTGCGGAAGGTGTGGCCGAGGTAATGACTAAAAAAGCAATGTATAAGATAAGAAACTAAGGAGATAACATGGCAACACTATCTTTTGAAACTGGCATAAAAACATTTGATATAAACGGCGACCCGAACAGGGTCGTTTCTTTTAACCCTTCTGACCTTAATTTTATCCATCGTCTGTACGATGGATACATGAAACTTGATGCTTTGCAGCGCAAGTATAGCCTGCAAGCGGATAAGGCGCAAGAAGCAACCAAGATGATGGCAATAGCACATGAAGCCGACATCGAAATACGGAAGGTTATAGACGGCATATTCGGCACGCCCGTATCGGGTATAGTGTTCGATGGGCAAGCAACAAACGCCATTACTGGGGACGGTTGCCCGCTGTGGCTTGGCTTTTTGGTAGCAATAATGGCTAACTGCGACGAGACAGTAACCGAGCGCGAAAACGCGAAAAACCCCAAACTTGAAGCCCTCATTGCCAAGTATAATAAATGAACTACACGCTCCCGACGAGCGTAAATATTGACGGAATTGAACATCCCATCAGGTCAGATTATCGCGTCATATTGGATATAATATCCGCCTTGAACGATGATGATTTTACCGACAGAGAAAAGGCCATCGCCATGATGCGCCTTTTTTTTGTTGACGCTTACGCGGTGACGGACTGGGAGAAAGGGCTAAAGGCGGCAGCGGAGTTTATAGCGTGTGGGCGGGACGAGGGCAACACAAAACGCCCGCGCGTTATTGACTGGGACAAGGATTTCCCCTATATGGTATCGGCTATAAACAAAGTTGCAGGGCGGGAAATACGCGCCGATGAATATTGCCACTGGTGGACATTTATCGGCTATTTTGACGCCATAGACGGCGAAAGCACCTTTGCCAACATCGTCAATATACGCAATAAAAAAGCCAAAGGCAAGAAGCTTGAGAAATGGGAACAAGAGTTTTATAACGCGAACCGTGACTTGTGCGACATAAAGAGTAAACAGCACGGGACGAGCAAGGAAAGCCTTGCAGCATTATGTGAAGCCTTTGCAGCAGAGGAGTAAAACAAAATGGCAGACGGTAGCATAATTTTTGATACCGCATTGGACACAAGCGGCTTTGAAAAAGGAGTGCAGCAACTCGACAAAACCAATAAAGCTGCTGCAAATAGTGTGAATGAAACGTCGCGGGCGATAGAAGCACAAGTAAAAAAGGTAGAACGGCTAAAACAAGAATTACTGCTTGCGCAAGATGTATATAAAGAGGCGGGGTTCAGGGGATTCAACACCGAACAAGCCGCCGTTGGCGTATACAATGCGCAGCAAGCGTTATCTAAAGCTACGGCAGAACTGCGGGCGATGCAAAAAGCCGCTGATGATGTAGCCGCGGCTACCGACAAGCTCCCTCCCAGCGCGGAGAAGGCAGCAGAAGCCGCGAAGAAAGCAGCCAAAGAAACCGAGGGAATAGGCAAGGCGGCGAAAAAGTCTGAAAAACAGATGGGCGGCCTTGAGAAACGGCTTGTTAGGCTTGCCCAGCGAGTTTTGGTGTTTAATGTTATCTTGAAAGCCTTAAACGCATTCCGCGACTACTTGGGCAAAGCCCTGAAAACGTCAAAGGAGTTTACGGCGGCATGGAATAATTTTCGCGGGGCATTGCTTACGGCATTCCAGCCGATATGGGAGACCATATTGCCGTGGCTGACAAAATTTATAAATATTCTTGCCAAGGTTATAACGTGGGTTGCCGCGTTTTTCTCGTGGCTCACGGGCAAGAGCCTTGCCGCAAGCTCAAAAAATGCGAAAAACCTATACAAAGAAGCTAACGCGATAGAAGCCACTGGCAAGGCGGCAGACAAGGCCAAACTATCCCTTGCGGCGTTTGACGAGATAAATAACCTATCATCCAACAAGGATACTGGCAGCGGGGGCGGGAGCAGCGGTGTTACAACGCCCACGTTCGAGGTTGATACAAGCTATCTCGAAAAAGTTGAGGGCATAATGAAGAAAATCGGCGGATGGGTGCTTGCCATAGCCGCAGGGCTTGGCGCGTGGAAGATAGCAAGCGCATTTGGCGCTGACCTAAAGAAGTGCATAGGATGGTTTATGACAATATCCGGCCTTGTGCTTGGCATTACCGGCTTTTTAGACGCATGGAATGAAGGACTTAATTGGGATAATTTAATCCAGATACTCACGGGGGCGGCCTTGTTTGCTGGCGGCCTTGCTGTGCTGTTTGGCAAGGTTGGCGGTGCTATCGGGCTTATAATTGACGGCATTGCACTTATTGTAATAGGCATTAAGGAATGGGTTGAACAGGGCGAGCTAACAGACCAAGCATTTGTAGCAATAGAGGCGGGAATAATCGCAATAGGCGCGGCACTTGCATTGCTGATTAGCCCGTGGGCGTTGGTTGTCGCTGCGATCGCCGGTGTTGCGCTTGCCGTATACAAATACTGGGACGAAATATCCGCATTTTTTAAGGGCGTTTGGGAGAAAATAAGCGCCTTTTTTGTCGGCATATGGGAGAAAGTCAAAGATATTTTCGCACCCGTAATACAATGGTTTAGCGACAACATAATAACGCCACTTGTCACATTTTTTGAGGGAATGGGCGAACGCATAGCGGCGGTATTTGAAGGCTGCTGGATAATAATTCAAGCTGTGTGGAAAATCGTTTCGGAGTGGTTTGACCAAAACGTTATCCAGCCCGTTGTGGCTTTTTTCAAGAAGCTTGGCGAGGACATTTCCCGCATATTCAAAGAGGCGTGGGAGGTAATAAAGCCGATATGGAACGCCGTGGCGGGGTGGTTTAACCAACACGTAATACAGCCAATAGTTAAGTTTTTTACCTCCGCATGGGACAAAATCAAAAATGCGTTTGTTACTGCTTTTGAAGCTATTTCGGCATTTGCAAAGAGCATTTTTAACAGCGTTATATCCATGGTAGAGGGTATTGTGAACCGCGTCATTAAAGCTATAAACGGCATAATCGGCGGGTTTAATAAGGTGGTAACGTGGGCGGCTGGGGTTATCGGCAAGGATTGGGGCGGAGTTGCGCTCCTGCCGGAAGTGCATTTGCCGAGATTGGCAGAGGGCACGGTTGTACCCGCAAATCGCGAGTTTTTAGCCATGCTGGGCGATAACAAACGCGAAACCGAAATTGTATCGCCGTTATCAACCATGAAGCAAGCGCTGAAAGAGGCGTTAAAGGAAAGCGGCATGGGCGGCAACATGAACGTTCAAGTTTTCCTTGACGGTCAAAAAGTATATGACAGCGTGGTTGACTACTCAAAGCGCGACATACGCCGCACGGGGCGATATCCGATTTTAGGAGAGTGAAGCAATGGCATTTGAAGGATTCTTGATGAAAGCGTTTGAGACAACGTTCCCGCATAAGTATATACAGATATCGACATATCAGACCACGCCGAGCCAACGGCAAGACCTCGACAGCTATCAGGACAGCAAAGGCAATTTGCACCGAACCGTCGTTCCGCATGACCGCTCAAAGATAGTCTTTAAGACGATTGACGACCTAAAGCTTGCTGAAAAGCAGGAAATACAGGCGTTCTTTAATGGGGCAATGACCAACGCGCGGGAACGCAAGGTAACCCTGACGTACTGGAATGACGAGGATAACATATATAAGACGGGATCCTTTTATATTCCCGATGTTACCTACCCCATAAAGCGGATTATGGGGAACGATATCGTATATGATTCGGTTGAGTATCACCTAATCGAATACTAAGGAGGGCGCATGAAAAGCTGGACTGATACAGCAAAAGCGAAATGGCGGGATAGCGACTCACGCCAAATTAAGGCAGAAATTGAACTTGGGCATTATACATGGGTGCCGCCCCCGCCCGAACCTGACGAACCGGACGTACCCGAACCCGAACCGGGGGAAGTTAAAATAGCTTACAGAATAGAGCCTGGCGAGATTGTAGGGAACTCCGCCAAGATAGACGAGGCCATATCCGATGCGGAAACCATCAAATATGGCACGGTACAGCCCGCAGCACTTGAAATACAGATTGTCGAAGATAGCGAGGAAGTAAGTGAGGTAGAGCGGTATAGCCAACATCTGGACGGATACGTTAAAGGGCGTATCTGGGATTATGCGATAGGCCACAAGATAACGGTATATCTATGGGATACAAGTAATGTGTTTGAAATGGGGTCTCCTTATGTCGCTGAATTTTACATTGCTGGGGTTAAAGGCGAGGGCACGACAAAATTTAAGACTATTACGGCATATGACGCGCTGAGCCTTTTTGACAAAGACGTTTCCGATTGGTACAACGGCCTTGACTTCAACGGGCTTACCCTTAAAGTGTTCCGCGAGAGCCTATGTACATATTGCGGCGTGGAATTTGAGAGCGTAACGCTGCCCAACGACAGCATGACCATAAGCCGCACAATGTCCGCAACGTCCATATCGGGGCGCGATATCCTTTCTGCGTGCTGCGAACTCAACGGCTGCTGGCCTAAGATAGAGCTATGGGCAGACGTACCTCCGGACTGGGATATCTCATTCATGGGAACAATAAACAAACTCCGCTGGGTGACGCTTGGCGGCACATCGTGCGAAACGTTTGATTACAGTCAATACGACTATACTTTCCGTCCCGACAGCACCCGCGAAGAATATGACTGCAAGGGCATTAACGCCGTTGTGGTACGGGCAACCGAAGACGATGTAGGCGGGCATTACCCCGCAACCGTGCAGGATAACCCGTACATCATACAGGGCAATTTCCTATGCTTTGGCAAGACCACGGCGGAGCTTACCACCATAGCGCAAAACATATATAACCAGATAGCGAACAAGCCATACAGGCCGCACAAAACGGTTATAACGGGGCGGCCTTACCTTGAACCGGGCGACAAGGTAACGGTGAAATTCGCCGAGGGCAACGGCGGGACATTTGACACCTATATACTCAAGCGCATAATGACGGGCGAGGCCGCCCTGCTGGATACCTATGAAGCCAAGGGGCAAAAGGAGCATAGGGAGCAGTATGGCATATCCCAACAGATACAGCAGATACAGGGCAGGACAAACGAACTGTCCCGCACGGTTGACGAAACCGTAAACACCATTACCCGCATCGAGTACCTCACCCCCGTTTTGTCGAAAACCGACCCGTCAGCGGAATGGACGGACGATGAAAAGGCGGCGAAAGAGGGCTACCAATGGTTTGACGGTACTGACTTGCGCATATGGGACGGGGCGGCATGGAAGCTGACCATATACCCCGACTATAACCAAAGCACACAGCCCACAAACGCCAAGGAGGGGGAATACTGGTATAACCCGACAACGGGCGAGATAAAGAAGCTTGTCGGCGACACATGGATGGCTGATAGCACGGTATGTATCCCCACAACGTGGACGCAGACCATGCAGACACAGTTAAAGATTACCGCCGAGGGCGTACAAAGCACCGTCACAAAGGATAATATCATATCCACCATCAACCAGAGCGCGGAGAGCGTAAGCATAGACGCAAGCAAAATTGACTTGACGGGCTATGTCACAATAAACTCCCTGAAAGCAGGGGGAACCACGCAGATTGACGGCGGGCGCATAACCACGGGTACGGTAGCGGCAGCGCGTATCGATGTTGATAATCTCTACGTTAAGCACCTGAGCGCGGCTGATGGGACATTTTCGGGAACGCTTAACGCGGTGAACGGTACTTTTACCGGAACGCTGCAAGCCGCGAGCGGCACCTTTTCATCCCTTGACGCTGCGGGTGGGTATGTCCATTTTGGGTATGATTATATATCCGTTTACGGGGTCGAAATAGGGTGGATCCCAAGAATAGCATCGCAAATATGTATAGTGCCATCTGGCGCAGGCATTGGCAACGTTGGTATAGGCGATTATTATTGGGACCAGGTTAAAGCTAACCGACACCCAACTGCATCATCGATACGATACAAAAAGAACATACTCGCTGCAACTGAAACAGACTTTAGCGATATAAGCAATGTCCGCATTGTGACATTTAACAATAAAAACGGCAGCGACGCAGGGCGGCAGATGGGCGTTATTGCAGAGGAACTGTACAAAGTATTTCCGTATGCTGTGTGCCTAAATGATGCTGGTGAGCCCGACGGCGTGGAATATGGCAAGTTATCACTGCTTGCCATTGAAGCAATACAAAAACTCGAAAAGCGCGTGAAAAAACTTGAAGAAAGGAGACTTATATGAACAAAGCTGAAAAACAGGTCATAGAGAGCATATACGCTACTTTGGAGCAGACCATGCCCGTAATATCATATCGGGACGTTGAAGCTAAGTGCGGTGTGTTGCAATCGCTCAAACGGCTATATAACGGCGAGTTTGAGGACAAAGTGGAAAAGGAGAACGAAGCATGACCTACAACATCACCCTAACCGCCAACCACCAATCTTTGACCGCCGAATATCTCCCCCTTGCCGCTGAATCCGTACAGTACCTTACCGCAAAGGTGGTGTGTGAAACCGAGGACTGGGCGGGGCGCGAGATTAAGGCCATGTTTGGGCAGGGCTGCACGGTGCACGAAGTGTCCGTGACAGGCGGGGAGATAACCGCTAAGCAGCAGCTTAACCTTACAGCGGGCGACTGGCGCGTGTGGCTTGTGGGCAACTCCGCGCGGGACGGTGATGTAATCCCGCGCATTACCACAAACATTGCGCATATCAGCGTAGCCCCGACAGGCGGCACGGAAGGCAACCCATTCCCCACAATCCCGCCCACGGCGGAGGAACAGCTCCGCGCAGACATGGGCAATCTCGCCGACCTGACCACGGAGGACAAAAGCAGCCTTGTGGCGGCGATAAACGAGGCGGCAGCGAGCGGGGGCAGCAAAGATGCCGTGACCTACACCCCACAAACCCTGACGGAAGAACAGCAGACGCAGGCGCGGGAGAATATCGGGGCGTACACCAAACCCGCATCTGGCATACCCAAATCCGACCTTGCGCAGAGCGTGCAGACAAGCCTTGCAAAGGCCGATGCCGCTATATCCCTCGGCCTGACCGCCGCTACCCCCGGGCAGATAATCAAGGTCAAGGCCGTGCAGGACGGCAAGCCGACCGAATGGGAGGCGGTGGATATGCCAAGTGGAGGCGTAGAGTGGTATGAAGTTATTGACATGGAAACTGCGGAGAATGTGAACGATTTGATTATATCTACCGACAAAAACGGCAGGCCGATATCCGGGTATCACGCACTTGCGATGGTGCTGTGTTTTGAGATTCCGGCAGATAGCACGCAAACGTCAGCTGGCGGAATCATCTGGGTGTACCCGATGTCCGACAATTACCTGCCCAGTGGAATTCGTACTATAATAACCGTCACTGGCTGGAAAACTATTACCAGAACTTTAAATTTTTTGTTTGCTGGTTCCAATCGTGTGATATTTATTTCGAGCGCAAGTAACGCGGTAACATTTAATGAAGATTATAATAATATTTTTAATGGTATTAGATTATATGTAAACGGTGCTAATGACCACTTGCCCACAGGAACGAAGATACGCTGTTTGGTTTTATCGAAAGGATGGATGGCATGAAAATTTGCGAAAACGGTATCTATCGCGACATGACCGCGGAAGAAATAGCAGAGCTTGAGCAACTTGCGGCAGAACAGCCCGCGCCCGAACCCACGGCAGAAGAAAGAATAGCGGTGCTTGAAGAAGCGTTAAATATGCTATTGTCGGGGGTGACGGAATGACAGACGAGCTGCGCAAAAAAATCCTTGCGTACAACCGCAGGATAAAGGCTGACCGCGCGGAGCGGGACGAGCTGCAAGCCAAGCTTGACCGTATCCGTGAGGCGGTAGATGGCATGACGGGGCTGCCGAGCATATCAAAGCTGGCGGCATTTTTGGAGACCATCAGAGAGATTATAAAGCCAAAGGAGGGCTAAAATAATGAAAAGATACTTTGCAATGGTGCTTGCCGTTGTGCTGCTGTGCATATGCACGGGCGCAATGGCTATGGGCTGGGTGCGCACGGATAATCCGCCCCCGACTTATACCGTGACCGTCACTAAGCTGGACAAGGTGGCGACCACCAGCGGCGCGGCCTATACCCCTGCACCGGGCAAGGCTGCTACAGTCGGCACGGTGGTGTACTTTACGGCAAAATTTTTGGATGCCGAAGGCAATCCCGTGCAGGGCACTATCAATCTTACGGATATGGACGTGCTGTATCTTGACGGCGATGTAGTCGCCGCGATAGTCACAGGCGCATACCCCGCCGTGCGGGCGGTATACAAGTATACTACCCCATTGGCGGAGCTGACCTATGACGGCAAGCCCGTGACCATAAGCGGGGATACCGTGACCATAGGCAGCTTGACATTCATCCGCCGCAATGGCGTGGCGGTAGATGTGTCCATAGCGGGCGGCCTTGCCGACCTGACCCGCGAGCTGAACGCGCTGAATATGACGCTTGACAACATCTACGCGGGCAAGATATACATGGACGATGCTGCGCTTGTGGCAAATCTCGGGCAGCACATCAAAGCCGAGGCTACGGCAGTATGGGGTGCTGATGGCGTGGTAGTGCGCACACCCGACTTGCCGCAGACTGGATCCGCGCCCGTGTATATAGGCTATATAATGATTCTTGCCGCGCTGGCCCTGGGAGTAAGAGTATGGGCGAAAAGGTAAAGGAATTTTTGGCTTACCTTGAAAGCCACATCGGCGACGCTTACGTCTGGGGCGCGCAGGGCGAAAGGGTAGACAACCGCGCCGACCTTGAAAAATGGGTGCGGCGCAAGGAAACTTCGCGGGCAAATGCCGAACGCGCCCTTGCATACATCAAAAAAGCCACCAAAACGCCGCTGTACGCCTTTGATTGCAGCGGCCTTATCATTCATTGGCTGCGTGACATAAAAGGGCTGATTGACGGTGATACAAGTGCCGCAGGACTGTACAGACAATGTACCAAAAAGGGCAAGCTTGCCGCGTGGCAGATGCAGCCTGGCGACCTTGTATTTAGGTACAGCTTCGCCAAGGGCAAAATGGGACACGTGGGCGTATACGTCGGCAGCAGAATGGTGATAGAGGCACAAGGCCGTGACGCTGGCGTAGTGATGCGCCACCTGTCTTACGGCGGCTGGACACATCAGGGCAGACACCCCGCGCTGGCCGAGGATACCGCCCCGACCGTCTTTAGGCTGACATCGCCCATGATGCGCGGCGAAAACGTGAAGCTTATACAGACCGCATTGAACGCCTGTGGCTACGACTGCGGCAAGGCCGATGGAATCTGTGGGAAGGCCACAATGACGGCTGTAAAGGCCTTTGCAACAGCGCATACGGAGGTATAGCCCGTGGAGTGGTGGGGATGGTGTGCATCAATACTGGGGGCAATTGTCCTTATCGCGCAGGGCATAAAGGCGGTAAGGGAAATCATAGCCCCCGCATTATCTATGCGGGAGAAGCTGGAGAAGGTGCTTGAGCATGACTCGAACGACTTGAAACGGTTTGAGGATATCAACACAAAATTTGCGCAACAGGAAGTCACAAATCAGGCTATTATAACCGGCCTTGTGGCCCTTATAAATCACGAGATAGACGGAAACGGAATTGACGGGCTGAAAAATGCCCGCGCAGAACTTTTACAGCACATAATTGAAAGGAGATAAAAATGACGAACGAATTTTTTACTTGGGCGGTGCTTTTGACTTACGCGGGGGCGACCCTTGCAACCAGCCTTGTAACCCAGCTTATCAAGGGCGTGGGCTTTATCGACAAAATTCCCACGCGCCTGACCAGCTATGTAATCGCGCTTGTGGTGCTTATAGCCGCCACCTTTTTCACCGGCGGCTTGACCCTTGAGGCGGGTGCGCTGTGCGTGATAAATGCCGTGGTTGTGTCCCTTGCCGCGAATGGCGCGTATGACGCAATAGCCCGCGACAAGAAATAAAATTGCCGCCGCCCCTCTGCGACACTAAAAAGGCCGGAGGTGATAGGCCGATGAGAAGCCGGCCTGTGTGGTGGACAAAAACATTTTGCAGACCCTATCCCGCGCGGAGTGGGAAGGGATAATCTATCAGCGAATTTTCAGTGAGCGCGACCGCTGGCTTGTGGCGCGGCATTTGCTTGACGGCGTGCCGTATGACAGGCTTACAGCGGAGTATCAGGCGCGGTACACCGATGCGCCGTTAGAGTATGACCAGATCCGCCGCCGATACAAGGCTGCGGAAAGAATCCTTATAAAATATGCCCCCTAATGGGGGCTTTTTATTTTTTTGGGGGGGCTTGACATATGCCTGATGCTGTGGTATTTTAATAGTGCCATCCGGCAACGAATGAGGATTGAAATATTTGATTTTTCGTTTTTGCGTCTGGGACGCATGCCACCCGCTTGCGGGTGTGGATTGAAACATCTACTTTTAGGTTTTCAGGCCGAAAGAAAAAGATGCACCGCCGTGCATCTTTTTTCTTTCCCCTGCTATTCCACCCATCCCCAAAGATTTATCCAGTTTTTGGGGCAAATTATCCGGTACATATAGGGCGGATTCCTCCAGTTGAGCCAGTCGAATATCCAGGCATCACCCCATTCATTATCAGCCGCCAGTGCATCCAGCTCTGGTATCCGCTCATCTGATACGCAGTACACCCCGTAGCCCTCATCCGTGATGTAGTGACGCAAAAACTCCATGTGATACTTTTCGGCTAAGGCCATCAGCGTGGCCTTGGTTCTCGGCATTCTCGCTTCCATTTTTTCTCTCATTTGGGGCGGCATTGCCGCCCCTTGTCCTCTGCGTCTTAGCGGTTCAGCGTTTCGGCGGCGTGCTTGGCTACTGCCGCGTCATAAGCGGATTCGCAGTCCTCAAAGCTATCAAAGTCTATATCCAGCTCAAAGCACAGCGCCTCGACAAGATTCGGTTCCCACTCGGCATCGTCGTCTATGGCCGCTATAAGCTCATCTGCCGTAGCCGCGCGGACTTCGCTGCGGGGGAAGTCTTTTTCCGCTACCCGCCACATGGGGATAAAATCTTCGCCATATTGCTCATAAGTCTCGGTGCCTTCAATCGCTTTGTAAACCTTCATTTTTAACTCCCTCTGGGGCTTTTGCCCCTTGCTTTATCTTATGGCTATATTATACAGCAGATTTTATACTTTGTCAAGCGTTTTGCCTGACAAAGTTAAAAATATTTTTGCCCTACATATATATGCCGAAAACCTCTGCCAATGTGGCTTTGTGCTTTTCGGGGATTGGCCGCTTCCCGCCTGTCCAGTCGGATACGGACTGGCGGGTCATGCCGCAAGCAGCGCCGACTTTTTCCAGCGTCAGCCCCTTTTCGCGCATTTTTGCCGCAAGGTATTCGGGGTCGCTAAGGATGGGCGCGGCCTTACCGCGATAAAAAGCCAAGTCCCACATACATTGCTGCTGCGCGCTTATGACCTTATCACCATCGTCAAAATCTTCGGGCGCAAGCGGCTGGATCGCGTCGCTTATGGCGCGATCAAGGGGGCGCGTCATCTTGCGGGCGGCCATAAGCCACCGCATGGACAGCGCGAAACCGTGTGCCGGACGGCGTTGCGCCTCCGCGAATAACGCTGGCTCGCTAAACTTATCGGGGCTGATGTGCCACATCAGCCCGTAGATGTACCCAAGTGTTTTTACTGCTTCATCTCGCATTTTTTCTCTCCTTTTTTTATTTTAATAACATGGGCAGCAGCGCGTCGCGATTTTCCATTATGTACTCCCAGCACTGCCGTATCATAGCGGGCTGTATGGCTTCCCTGCTGCCGAATACCTCTATTTGCCGCCCGCTGAGTAGCTCTATGCCGACAAGGCATCTCTTGGCGCGGCGTTCCTCCGGCGGCGTTGTGCCGTAGTCTCGCGCATATATGCCGTAGGCATCCACAAATTCAATTGGGGTTATGTTGGCCAAGCCGGACTCTATGTTATTGATTTCGTATTCGGCGGGTTCCTTGGCTTCTTCGTTTGGGGTTTCTTCCGTTTTCTCAGTTTCGGGTTCTTCGGTTTCGGTGCGGGGGACGTAGACCACGATGGTCTTTGTTTCTTTGTTGTAGCTGCCGCGCTCGGTCTTGCATTCGCCATAGTTTTCTTTGTATTCGCGGTAGGACATTTCTACGGCTTCGCAACCTTCGGCGTTCTCGGCGTTTATGTGGGCTTCGTAGCAATCGGGGCAGTCGCCGTAAGTCTCATACCACTTGATTTTGCGTTCGCGTTGTTCGGTCGTACCAAACAGCTCTATCGTAGCAGTGTGGCCGCAGGAAAATGTTACATCGTACTTCATAATTTCTAACTCCCTTCGGGCTTGTCGCCCTTGCTTTATCTTATGATCATATTATACATCGGCCTGCTCTATTTGTCAAGCGTTTTGCTTGACAAAATTAAAAATATTTTTGCCCGCTAAATGCCCTATAAAATCCCTCCCCGCGCCCTGAGCGCGGGGCATATTTTTTGCGAAAATAAGGCATAAGGAGGCGATAAAAATGTGGAATCCCAATCCCTTTTTTGGCGGCTATCAGCAGCCCCAACAGTATCAGCAGCCCGTGCGCGCCCAAGTCCCCCAAGTCAATGGCGAGGGCGGAGCCAAGGCGTACAGCCTTGCGCCTAATAGCAGCATCCTGCTGCTGGACACCACCGCGCCCATAGTCTGGCACAAGTGTACCGACAGCGCGGGGTATCCTACACTGACCCCGTACACCATCACACCGTATCAGCCCGCACCGCCGGTGGACATAAATGACCTTGCGGCGAGAATATCAAAATTGGAGGACAAATTAAATGCCGAATCCCATACTGCAAGCAATGAAAGCTGGAAGCCAGCAGACCCCGCAAATATCCCCGCAGCTAATCGCCCAGGCCAAAAGCATGATGGGGATGCCCGCGCAAATGCAGCAGGTAATGCGGATGCTCGGCGGGCGTGACCCCCAGCAGATGTTTTACAGCCTGTGCCAGCAAAAAGGCATAGACCCTGAAAGCATCTTATCACAGATACGATAAATCACGCGCGATTTATATACCAAAAAATTAAATTTGTGAAGGAGAAAAGACAATGGATAATGTACCCTCTTTGGCGGATATCGCCGCCGTGACAGACAAAAATGACGGCCTTGGCGGCAGCATGGGCGGAGGATTCTGGATCTTCGCGTTAATCGTTCTCCTCGCCATGATGGGCGGAGGCTTTGGCGGCTGGGGCAATCGCGGCAACGGTGACTACGGCCAGTACGCGACCGCAGCGGCGCAACAGGAAATCCTTTTCGGCCAGCATTTTGGCCAGCTTAATGACCGCTTGACCAACATTGGCAACGGCGTATGCAGCCTTGGCTACGACATGCAGGGCAATATCGGCCAGTTGGGCAAAGAGATGGCCTTGGCGCAGAACGGCACGAATATGACCATAATGCAATCCGCGAACGGCATACAGTCCCAGATGGCGGAGTGCTGCTGCGCCGTGCAGCGCGGCATGGATGCCATCAACGCCAATATCGACGCAAAATTCGCGGCTCTTGAAAAGGCACAGCTTGAGCAGCGCATAGCACAGCTTGAGCAGGCCAATAACCAGCTCTTTGTGCGCGAGCAGCTGACGGGCGTGGTACGCTACCCCAACGGCTACACTTACAACGCCGGGAATAGCCCGTTTTGCGGCTCCGGCTGCGGCTGCGGCAATAGCTGCTGCTAAGACATGACACACTATCCGGCATTGCCGTGACTATCGGGGCGGCTTAGACCGCCCCTTGATTATGAAAGGAGAAAATTATGGCTTGTAAAAATATTTGCCAACTTTGCCCACGTCTTATCATATCCCAGTCCGTGACATTTGTGGCGGGTACTGGGCTTATTATCAATCTGCCCGCAGGAGTGTACGCCAACGGCGAGAAGTATTGCATCGTTGTGGCGCAGAGCATACCCGATACCACCACCATATCCGCGCCCGTATATATCACCATCGGCACAGGCACGGCACAGTATCCCCTTACCAACCGCTGCTGCGCACAGGTTACCGCGTGCAGCATGCGCAAGCGCACCAAATACAGCACCGTGGTATCCACCACCCCCACGGGCGGGACGTTTAAGCTGCTCGGCAACCCACCTTGCGCACCGAATAACGACTTGACGGGGCTGACTGGCGGCACGGTCGCCACCGTAGCGGAGGCGGCTAAAAAATGAAGCTGATTAACGATTTATCCGACCAGATTTGCGAAGAAATCGCGGACGCTGAAAAGTATGCTAAGTGGGCGCTTACGGTCAAGGACGATATGCCAACCGTAGCGCAGACCCTGTACACCATATCGGGGCAGGAGCTTACCCACGCATCCATGCTGCACGACCTTGTAGTCCGCGCCATATCGGACTACAAGGCCAAGCATGGCGACCCGCCCGCCGATATGCTGACGCTGTACAAATATTTGCACGGCAAGCAAATTGAAAAGACCGAGTGTGTAAAAAGGTATCAGGAGATGTATAAGGCGTAATCTATTTACATTATCCTCTGGCAACTTTCTGGCAACTTTTTATTGCCCGCTTGCGTCAATGCTTGCGTACAAAAATGCCCAATTATAGGCACTTTACGCGACAATTGCGTACTTTGGTGGACGAAAAATCCAAGTAGCTGCCGGATACCAAAGAAGAAAAGCACTCATAAAAATGGGTGCTTTTTCTTAGTGATTTAGGCATTTTTTAATTGCCGCCGTTGCCGTGCGCTTTGGGGCTGGCAACTTTCCGGCAACTTTTTTCAAATGCGCCCTGTAACTGTTCTGCGCTGTATTTTTCCTTCTGCGCCGAAAGGTGTGAATATATTTCAAGCGTAATTTTTGCATTGGTGTGGCCTAAATACCTCTGCGCCGAAAGCACGTCCACGCCCGCGTTATATAGTACACTGGCGTAATTGTGCCGAAGGTAATGCGGGGTTATGACCGATATCATCCGCCCGCCCTTTTCAATCGCGTCAATCTCCGGCGCGATATCATATAGCCGCGCCATTAAGTCGTCCCATAGGCGGTATCGCGTCGCATTGCGGTGATATGACCCTGTGGACGACGGTACTACATACGACTGCGGCAGCCCGCGCACGGGGCGCAGCTTGTCCGCCAGATCGCGCGGCATGGGGATTGTCCGCACAGACTTATCAGTTTTGGGTGCATCTATCTCACCCGTCTTGCCGGCCGCTTGCTGCTCAACGCGGATTGTCCCCGCCTTGAAGTCAACGTGCCGCCATTGCAGGCCGCAAGCCTCGCCGTAGCGCATACCTGTGTAATATAGCAGCGCAAGCATTAGCGTGCCGTCCTCGTCCATCAGGCGCAGAACCGCATCCGTCTCCGCGTCCGTCAATGCCCTGCGCGTCTCCTTTGGCTTGGACGGAATTGTAAGCCCGACAGTGATGTCACGCGGGATAAGCCCCTGACTATACGCCCGCTGAAATACCCCGCGCAGGATTGTAGATATGTTGCCTATTATGGCCGCGCACGTGTCGGCCTTGGCGTTCAGCAGCCGCTGTAAATCCTCCGTGGTAATTGCCGTCAGCCGCCGCCCCGCCAACGCGGGGAAGATGTGCTTATATAGTGCCGTGCGGTATGACATTTGCGCGGATACGCCTATATGCGGCTGCTTATACACCTCATACCATGTCAGCGCGTATCGGTCAAAAAGTATTCCCTCCGGCACTGCGTTTGCTCCCGTGACGTACTTTTCCCGCGCCGCCGCCTTAGCCGCTTCCAATTCTTTTTTGGTGCGCCCTGATACATACTTGACTATGCTTTTCCCGCTTGCGTCCGTGCCTACAGTTATTTTTGCACGGTAGCGCCCATCTTTTTGCTTCGCCATTTCATTGCCCCTTCCTTCTTTTTATGATATAATAGGGGCGAGCGTAGTTCGGCTATATCTCGCTCCCTTTCCTTTGTACCGTGCGGATTGCAGCCGCACGGAATTTTTATGGCCGCCTGAGCCATCCCACGGCGGGGTTAAGCACATCGTATAAAAAACCCCCTATCAATATCCCGGTTACGCTTACGCTGTACACCACCGCCCACCGAAGCCATTTGCCAAGCTGCTGTATACGCCTGTCCTTTTCCGCAAGCAGCAGCCTGACTGCGTTGGTGTACCTCTGTGTAGGCGCTTCGGCCTCCTGCGGCACGGCCCCGTAAATCTCGTCCGCAAATTCATGCATTGTCGCGCCTAAGCCTTGGGTAACAAGTATTTCATACGTCGCCATCGGCGTACCTGTTTCGCCCTGCAAAGTGCGTTTGAGCGTGGATAGCGGGATTTTACTTCTTCGCGCTACGTCCTGAATCGTCACGCCGTGTTTTTCCCGCAGCCTTGCAAAAGCATCGGCATACTTTTGGTTACATTCGGTGATTGTGTCCACATTTTCGCCCTCTTTCTTCTGTTTTCTATTTCTGATACCCAAAAGGCTCATTTTTGATACCCAAAAGGCTCATTTTTTTACCAATATTTTGTCGAAAGGCTCATTTTTAGCCCTATAAATTGCTCCCGATATGCGGTACGCTTGATATGCGCATAGGGGCGCACCCGGGGGCGGCGCGACCTTACCTTGCTTCTCCACCGCCCCCTCCACCCACCATAGATTATATGATGTATGGTGTCTGTGATATGGTATCATATCTTAACAATTTTTTCACGGAGGATAAGACAATGACGCGCACAGAATTTTCCCACACCGTTGACCGCTTGGGCGAAGAAGGCGTTAGCCTTCTCCGTTGTTACGCTGAGCTGCTAAAAATTTCGCATATGACGCAAGCGCAGCCCGCCCCTGTTCATCAAGACAATCGTAAAGATTAAGTATCTCGGCTTTTTCGGCTTCCATTTGCGAGGGCGCTGCATCTGTTAAATCGTCCAGCGTACATCCCAGCGCCCGCGCAATCGCTTTCATTGTCTCAAGGTTCGGGTTTGTGGTAGCGCCGCTGCTGATTTTGCGCAGCGTGCTAAGCGGCACACCCGACGCAGCGGCAAGCTGCTCTAAGTCCATCCCAAGTGCTTTGCGCAGCTCGGCAAACCGCCCAAATTTTGTCGGCATTTCATCACTCCCCTTTGCTTTATCTACTGATATTATACACCACATCTTATACCAAATCAAGAATAAAAGTTCCACGAACGGAACAAAAAAATTAAAAAAGTTATTGACAAGTGCCTATGATGGTATTATAATGGCAGCATAAAGACCAATGATGGTATTTGACAAGACCAAAGGAGGTACATAGATGTACAGCTATCTTAAGGGCAAAATCGTCGAAAGGGGTATGAGACAAACTATCATCGCTGATGCGCTGGGCATATCCCCCAAATCCCTGGGCTTGAAGCTTGCGGGTAAGCGCGATTTCAAATGGGACGAAGTATGCCTGATACAGAGCCGCTTTTTCCCGGACATTGACAAGGACACGCTTTTTATGGCTGCCGAAGAAAAGAAAGGGGCATGAGCTGACCTTACTAATAGTAAGGTCACATCCGGAAGGAGGCGGATTTATGCTGAACGTTGGAGATAAACTGATCTGCAAAGCAGAAGGACAGCCTGAAACGGAGTTCTGCATTCGCGGCGAGGTCAAAAAGGTCGAAGGAGACATTGTGACCATCAGCC